CCAATGAAAAGATCAACTCCATTGCTTTGTATTCTTTTTTCTCTTAATTTCTGCTCAATTCTTTGAACATAATCCTTTGCTTTTTGAGTTTTTTCACTTTCGGGTAATGTGCTATTTGCTTTTGTTTTTCTTATCCAACTAATAGCTGTCTGACTATCACTGTATATAGTCGTCTTTTTGTTTTTTTCAAGCATAAGCAATATGGCGTGACCCAGGGCGCAAAATTCGGCTATATTATTAGTTGCTATTCCTATTTTTTGATAAAATAATATTTCACCCGTTTCAAGGTCTATGCCTCTATATTCAGACGGACCAGGATTCCCCCTTGTTGCCCCGTCTACTACTATGCCTTTTTTTGGTGGATTCATAATTTCCCCCTTTCTTTAAGGTATGAAACTATAAGGCCTTCTATAACTTTCATAACTGACTCATTGTTGTGTACAACTGCAGCTTTGAACATTTTATACCGATCCTGGTCAATCTTATAAGAAGATGTGACCGGTTGTGAACTTCGGCTGTCTTCTAGGGGCTTCCTGTTTCCTTTCTGGTAATCAACTATCAATTCATTAATTTTATCTTGCACCCAGAAATCATTTTGAATGGCCTCAATTTTTAAGGCATTGAGCACGTGACTTTGAATTTTAAACGGTTTTGCTTTCATTGTCTTTTATTTTTTGTTTTTTCAAATATATGTTATTATATATTATTTTGCAAATTATTATAGCTTTTAAGTTCAAAAAATTTTGTACCACTTGAATTTCAAGCACTTAACATTTTTGTTGACGTTTTGTTACCGTTTTGTTACCGTTTTGTTCCAGCTATAATCCCTATCACTACTATATTATATATTTTTTTCTACAAAAAATAATAATAATAGTATTATTATAATAGGTAACTTATAGTATAGTAATATATAATAAAAGTTACAATTAGTTTGGTTTTGTAACCCGATTTTGTTGAAAATTTACGTAACTTATTGATTTACATGCTATTATGTGGTTACAAAACCGGAACAAAATTTCAACAAAATTGCAATCGCTTGATTTTCAAAGGGTACAAAATTTAATTCTGTTACCATTTTGTTGAAATTGTTTTTTTTGCCATTCCAATATAAAACTCCTATCTTCACAACCTATTTCATTCGCATCCATACCTTAATCAAAAAAGGCCGTCTAAAAAATTTGGGCGGTCTTTTTGCTTTGACAGTTATTTTTTTGTATATTTCAAGCGGTTAATTTTAAAATTTTGGAAAATGGCAGCACCTAAGGGTAATAAGTACAACGAAATATACGATTATGAAAAGGCTAAAAAACTTTTTGAAGATAGCCTGGAAATGTTACGCAGTGACACTGAGATTTATTTTCTCGGAACGTTAGCCGTCAAAATGAATATATATAGGCAATTATATGATTATTTGCTTGACAGGTTTCAAGACCTTGACACAATTAAAAAGAAAATTGATGGAATCCTTGAGAGCCGCATCGTAGAGAAGGCAATGAACAACAAAGTAAACCCGACCTTTAGTATTTTTATGATGAAAAATAATCATGATTGGAAAGATAAACAGGAACATGATGTTAGCGTTTCAGATTATCAAATTGTAGAGCCAAAGCAGGATGAAAAAAACGATTGATTTAAATAAACACAAAGAAAGCTTGTTCAATAATCTTATCTACAAGCTACAAAAATCAGTTACAAGGTGGGTTATTTCATATGGTGGTGCTGGCTCTGGCAAGTCATATACACAAGCACAGCATGAGATAATACAAGCGCTAAAGAAAAAGCAAAAAACACTTATTGTAAGGAAATATTCAACTACTTTGAAAGATAGCTGTATATCTTTGGTAAAAGAGATTTTGTCAGACTGGGGCATTTATTACCAGGAGAATAAATCGGAGAAAACAATTACATTTGACAACGGCTCCACTATGCTTTTCAAGGGTATGGACGACCAAGAGAAAATTAAATCAATAACTGGCATACGCCGGATATGGATAGAAGAGGCAAGCGAATTGGATGAGGAAGATGTCGACCAGCTTAACCTTAGGTTAAGGGGTATGAGCGAACTTCAGATAACAATGACATTCAATCCTATATCAGAAGATCACTGGATTAAGAGACGTTTTTTTGACGAAAACCCGCAAGATGTGACGACTATACATACGACATATCTTGACAACAAGTTTTTGGATAAAGAATATAAAAGAGTTTTACAAGGTTACAAAGATATTGACTATAAATATTACCAGGTTTATGCATTAGGCGAGTGGGGTCAGATAAGAACAGGCGGGGAATTTTACAAAGCATTTGAGCCAATGCGAAACGTTGATAATGTTCAATATGATCCGAAATTACCTTTACATATTTCATTTGATGAAAATGTGCATCCTTATTTGCCAGCCACGATATGGCAAGGGCAAGGCAATACTGTTTGGTGTATAGATGAGGTAACGATGGAAGCTCCAATGAACGGGCTTGAAAATATATGCACTGAAATCAAAAAGCGTTATCATAGCCATAATAGCGGTGTATATATATACGGTGATGCAACAGCAAAGAAAGAAGATGTTAAGATTGAAAAAGGTTATAATTTTTATCGCTTAATTGAAAAATATCTTAAAGAGTTCCATCCGGTTACGCGCGTTCACAAGTCCAACCCAAATGTTATGATGCGAGGGCTGTTTATTAATTCTGTTTTTGCCGCAAAACTTCCTGTTAATATAATGATTGGTGGAAATTGCAAGCGAACAATTGAGGACTTGCAGTCAGTGAAAGAAGCGGCGGATGGAACGAAAGAAAAGAAAAAAATAACTGACCCAAAAACTGGGATAAGATATGAGCCTTACGGACACCTTTCCGATTCTCTGGATTATTTTGTAACTTGGTATTTTGAAAACGAATATAACAAGTTTCAAAACAAAGGAGATAGCTCACAGGCTTTTACGTTTAACATAGGACAAACACAATATTAATATGGCTTATATAACAGAAGATGACCTACACAAATATTTGACAGAACAACAATTTGAGACAGTTTCGAGAACATTTGAAACAACTGGAATAGACTACGTTTCAAAGGCAATAAGCGAGGCGCAAAACTACGTCCACAGGCGACTCAATTACAAGTATGATATGGACACGGAGTTTGCCAAAACTGACACAAACAGGGATGAGACGTTGATTCGTGTTATTTCTATTATAGCTATATATTATCTTACTATGCCGTTTGATTTGTTGGACCAGGAAGGAAAATATTATCAGCAGTATCAAGAGGCCCTAGGCACGCTTGACAAGATAGAATCTGGTACTATGCTTAGTGATTACTTGACTTTCAGAGATGAGGACAAGCAGCAAATTTTATTTGGAAAAAGTGAAGAAAATAATATACAATACTAATGACAAGAACAGTAGCTATACAGGTGAACCCCGCGAACGTACAAAATGGATCGATTGAATCAATGGTCGGGACTGAAAATTACGAGCATATAACCGACAGGCACGTAAAAGTATTCGGTAAAGATGCCTACGAACCGGAAACGATATATTGGGACGGTGAAAACCTGAATATCAGCAAACCAAAACCGCTAAAAGATTTATACTATGAAGTTGACGAATAGACTTGGCATATATACAAAGAAAGAGGCAATTAAGAATTTTTCCAGGAAAGAAAAAGCCCAGGCTAAAAACATAGAAGTTCAGCAGCTCGAGAGAGCAGCGGCACAAATTGAAAGTTGGCGACAAGCTCTTCAGTATGCCGAAGATGTTGAAGCACCTGATAGAACAGAGCTAATAAGGCTGTATAATGAGGTGCTATTGGATGATGGTGTAGATGGATTTGTGGAAAGCCTGGAAAATCGTATACATGCCTCAGATTTTGATGTTGTAGATGGTGAGGGAAATGTGAAAGAAGATGCACGTAATATTTTTAACCAGGAATGGTTTGATGAAATTGTGAGTAGTTACGTGCTGGCCATTTTGAAAGGTTACAGGCTTATAGAAATGTTCCCAAAAGACGGTAGAATAGACAGATTGAAAGATATTTTTATTTTTCCTGATCATTACGTTATTCCACAGTGGCGACAAATAATGACACAAGAGGGGGCTGTTGAAAATACTATCTCTTATGACCCGGGAATGCAAACGCTTATTGAAATGGGAAATGCAAGGAAATATGGTATACTTAACAGCATTATACCGCTTTATATTTATAAGAAAAATGCTCTGCAATATTGGAGTAATTTCCAGTCAAAGTTTGGTATTCCACCGGTCGTGGCAAAGACTGACCTGAGAGGTGAAACAGCACGAAATAATATGTTTACGTTTTTGAAGCAACTGGCAAGTAACTCAATAGGGGTTATCGGAAGAGATGATGAAATCCATGGATTACAGGCCAATAGCGTTGACGGTTACAATACTTTTAACGAGATGAAAAAGGCCATGGATGAGGCCATCCAGAGAAGACTTGAAGGCCAGACAATGACTTCACAGGAAGGTAGTAGCCGGGCGCAAGCAGAAGTCCATGAACGAACAGGAGATATATGGTTTTATGGTCGTTTAAGCAGGTTCAAAAGAATGATTAACACGCAAGTTATACCGCTGTTGGCTAATAACGGGTTTCCGGTCGCTGAAAATGACCAAATCAGATATAAAGAGAATAAAGACCTTACGGCTGTTATAGAACATATATTAAAACTTAAACAGGCAGGTTATAAGGTTGATCCAGAATGGGTAGAAGAGACAACAGGTTATCCTTTGGAAGAAATCGAGCAGCAGACACAACCCGGAAGCGCAATGGCTGAATTGGAGAATCTATATAATTCGCTATAAATGGATAATAAAGGACGTTTCAAAAAGGCAGAAAGAGAGGAATTGTTAGAACGGTTTATGGCCGGGAAGATTTCAAAAACAAATCTTCCTTTTGATGTTATAGAGCAGATATACGAACAAATGCTAAGATATGGAAAAGCTGGCTTTGGTGAGACTTTTACAGACCCTTATAACCCGTTTTATAGTACAACCAAAAAATTTAACGAGAATCTTGCCCGGTTTTCAGCATATAAAATAACTCACAATCTCAATGACCTTGAAAATGCCCGTAAAACATTAACAGGTGAACAGTTTGCAAGGCAGGCTCCGAAAATTCAAGAAAAATACTTATTTAACTGGCTGGAAACTGAATATAAAACAAACGAGAAACTATCACAAGGCGCGCGCAAGTGGGCTGAAATAGAAGCGGACAAGAATGTTTTTCCTTTTCTTGAGTATGTTGCTATCTTAGACGATAATACCAGAGACGAACACGCCGCCTTAGACGGAATTGTGAAGCCTGTAAACCACAGTTTTTGGGATAAATATATGCCGCCTAATGGTTATAATTGTAGATGTTCGGTTGACAAGCGAAGAAATGCAACGGAAACTGATTTGAGGAAAAAACCTCTTCAGGAGGTTGATAATAATATGAATGAGATATTTAAGCATAATCCTGGCAAGTCAGGTAAAATATTTAAAGGCTCTCATCCTTATTTTGATCAGAGAAAGCGCAATCTTACAAGTGAGCAGAAAAAACAGGCAGAAGAAATGGCAAATAAATTGTTGTCATGAGGTATAAAAATATAGATAAAGATTTCAGATGGAAAAAAAGGCTTTTAAATAAAAAAGTAGACGGCACAATTCCGAAAATAATAGGTAATGAACATAAACGGGGGTTTCGCAATTCTTTTAGGGAGCAGAGTTTTTATGACTATGGTAGCAGAAGGTGGCCACGTCCTGATAGAAAAGACACATCTACTCCTTTTCCTCCTCCGACTAAAAGTCATTTGACACGTGATACGTTAATAGGCAAGGCAGGTGCCGGTGGAAGTGGATTACAGGATAGTTTTAAGGATTACACAAGAGGGGATAAGATAATTATTGAAAACACAAAGCCTTATGCCGGGGCACATAATGAAGGGGCAAAGATTAAGATACCAGTTACTGAGAAAATGCGAAAATTTGCCTGGGCAATGTACTATAAAGCAAAAAAAAGAGGTGCAAAGAATTATGAAAGCTGGAGGGGCTTAGCGCTAACAAAGAAAAGCAGCATAACAGTAAACATACCACAGCGCAAATTTATGGGGCATTCCAAAAAGATTGATGACAACGTAGACAAAGAGTTACAAACTGAAATAGATCAGATATTATGAAAGCAACATATTACAATGAGCTAAAGACCCTACTTCAAAGTATATCAGGGTTGAAGTATGTAGGGCGGTGGAAAAACCAAATTGAACAGGACAAAATCAGCGGCACACCTTGCGTATTCATTGAAATAACGCCTATAACTTATAACGATAATACGGCTAAAAGGCAAGATGCAAGTAATGTGGCTGTTATCCTTCATCTCGTTATGGAAAAATATACTACTGAAGATACTCAGGATGAGGAAATTTATAATCTGTCTCAGAAAATATACAACTTATTACAAAATAATGGATTTTCACGCCAAATAGAATCTTTGGATGTTACTTATGATAAGCTTGAAGATTTTCAACTTACTTATCTAATCGGTCATATAGTTGATGAGGATGCTATGGCAGATTACAGTGAAATTGACAGACCCGATCCGAATTATATAAATCAAATGAACAATCCTGATGGAAGTTAAAAATAAAACTACACGTAAAAAGCGAAGTCAAAGAGTTAAGGCGTACATACGCGCGCGCAAGCAAACAGATACTTTTGTTTCGCTAAGTAAGGAATTCGCCTGGCTTGCTGAGGTGCTTTGCGTAAGCAGAAAAACTATTGAAAAGGATTATTACGAATAAAGAAACCCCGCTTATTTGGCGGGGTTTGTCGCTGCACAGAACTGGTTTACTTAAACTCTTTGGCTCGCTTTGATATTTTGGTTTACTTAAACATGTTGGCTCGCTTAGTTTTCTTGGTTTACTTATGTGATGTGGCTCGCTTCATCTTTTTGGTTTACTTATGTTCTCTGGCTCGCTTTCATTTTTTGGTTTACTTTAAAACCATGACAAAACAATATTTTAAAATTCCCATCCACGCTCCTTTGGATTAATTGTTTTATGACTCATGCCCAACTGAGCTTCCGCATAAGCAGGATTAGTTTCTAATCCGTTCAGCTTTCTTCCTACATACCACAAATCAGCCAAAAAATGTTTCATTACGGCACGTAAAGCCGCCCCATGTCTGTGAGAAGGCTTTGTGTCCTTCCACTTGCATTCAATTAGCTGACCTTTAGTGTTTCTGCTTTTTGTAATTTTTTCACTTTGAGCAAGCCTTGTTTTTACTTGCTCGTAGACATGCCCGTATGCACTTTTTTTCTTATTTTTCATTTGAGAATCTGCCATCGTAAAAAGTACACTTCTAAGTCGTTTATTTCCTCCACCTGCTTGCCCTTTCTGATAACGTTCGTGTGATGGTGCATGAAGTCCGACATACTTCCATAAGCTCGATGGGTGTCGTGCTTCTTTGAAATCTATATACACATGACAATAAGCAAGTGTTATATAGCCTACTGATATTACGTTTCCAGCGGACGCTATGACAGGGTCAACTTTTGCAATTTCCTTAATTTTTTTCTCAACTTGACGATCAAAAGATTTTTTTACTTTATCCGCTTTTTTGCCCTCTTCTAATAGCATATTGACAACCTCTTCATTAAGATCATCTGTTTGCCTGCGATAAGCCCTCAGTTGGTTTTCAACTTTGTTTTTGAACCGGATTGCATGTTCCCTGGCATCAACTAATTTTTTTAACTCATTAGTTAATTGTTCTCTGATTTTGTAATTGCCGTGTTCCTGCATGTGAGCAACAGGATTAACTACTCTTGTGTTTTCATCTGTGTACGTGCCCCCGTTTGCTTTAGGATTCGGCCTGTGAGTGTCAAATAGTTCATACACAGGTTTTAGAGGAGTGCTGGTTAATGCACATTTGCCGTTTTGATTTTGATAAGCTTTTTCTTTTAATTTTTCTTTCATAATAATTTGATTTTTTGGTTTTTAAATTTGGTTCGCTTTTCCTCGCTGGTTTACTAACATGAGATGGCTCGCTTCCGTTTCCTGGTTTACTAACATGAAATGGCTCGCTTATCATTTTTGGTTTACTTAAAAACAGTAACCTACTTACTTACAAATATAAAAAAAATTCCTAAAAAAATACCAATTAACTTATTTATAATCAGTCTAAATAAAAATAGAACCTACCTAACGAGTGTAAAACCCGTGATATTATTTCCTTCTCTTTAGCACATATCGTATTTTTATTACTGTTATGCCTATACCACAGAAGCGACAAAACGAAAGCGACAAAGATTTTATGCAACGCTGTATGGGCGATCAAACAATGGTTAATGATTATCCTGATGAATCTCAGCGTTATGCGGTTTGTCAAAAACAAACTCAAGACAATATGAAAGTATTAGTATACGGAAACATCGGCGAAAAAGTAGACGGGGACGTAATCTCACAACAGCTGAGGGATACGGCTCAAAATACTGATAACATTGATGTTCATATTAATAGTTACGGCGGGGACGTTCAACAGGGCGTTTCTATCTTTTCTACGATTATATCCCTAAACAACGAAGGTAAAACAATTAATACTTACATTGACGGCTTTGCAGCTTCAATTGCTTCTATCATAGCAGTAGCTGGCAAAAGCATATATATGAATGATTTTGCAAGAATTATGGTTCACGAGGCTTTTATGGGCGACAATAGTAATCTGTCAGAAAATGACAAAAAAGCGCTTGCAGAAATCAATGATATGTTAGCTCAAATACTTAGCCGACGTGGTGTTAATAAGAATAGCATAGCTTCTAAGATGCGGGAGGAAACGTGGATAAGGTCAAAAGACGCAAAGAAACTCGGTCTTGTTGACGATGTCATAGAAACAAAAGCAACGCTAAAGCAACGTGCAGAGGTTATTATGTCATCCCGCGAAATGGACAAGGCAAAACAACTTAGTTATATAAATAATTTGTTAGGTGAACAGGCGGTCACGCCAATAAAAACAGGACAAACAGGACAAATACAAAATTACGAAACAATGGAAAGATTAAAAGCGAAACTCGATGTAAACAGCGAAGATAAAGCAATTGCAAAGTTTGACGAACTTAACAACAAAGTTGAAACTTTGCAAAATGAGAAGTCTGAGCTGGAAAAAGAGAACAAAGCCTTGAAAGATGAAAAGGCAGAGCAAGTCAAAAATGAGATTACTACGCTTATTGACAATGCTATCAAAAACGGGCAATTGTCAAGCGAAAAAAGAGACGAACTAATTAAGCAGGGCGTTGAAGCACCTGAAGCTACTAAGGCTTTTTTAAACTCATTACCTGAGCAAAAACAAGACCCAAACAACAGTCTTTCTGCTCAGTTCATGGCAGCCCAGAACCAGGGCGGTGGTGATAACAAAGAAAAAATGGCTAATGAATATGAGCGAATGATGAAAGAAGAGCCAGAAAATCTAAGGCAAATGGAAAATTCACAACCTGAAAAGTTCAAAAAAATGTATAACGCCTGGTGTGAGGCATAAAAGAGAATTACAATGAAGACAATTAAAAAAATTATAATCTTAATCATGCCGCTTTTCTTTCTATTTGCGGCGAGTGAAGCAGAAGCGCAAATCAAGTATCCGTTTGGAAATGCAAGCGTTTTAGGACAATCAGCAGTTGACACTTCTACAGATGTAGGAGTTGATACGCTTGACATTTCAAACAGGTTGACTTTTGCAGACTTTGCGATTGACTCAACACATACAATTAGTGTTAATCCTGATGAAAGATTGGATGCTGGGGCAATAATTTATTTAAAAGTCGAAAACAATACAAGAAGTTCTAGCGATAACACTTTAAGCTTTGATGCAAACATTAACGCAACAGACGAGACTTTGACAGCCGCTAAAACATCAATTATAAAGCTATTTTACGATGGATCGGCTTTTAATATTGTTGCAATTAAACAGATTGACTAACAACTAAATACAGAAAACATGGCATTTTTAAAACCGGAAAAATTTTCACGGGACATCAATAAAGTTTTGTTCACAGACGAAGAGTTTGTAACAAAAGCAAAAAGAGACCAATCAGCAGATGCGGTGACGTTTCATTACAATGAAGCTGCTGAACTTGCAGATGCTGAAACTGGCCAGCCTGTTTTGCCGCTAAGTATCACTGAAACAGAATACGGGCAAAGGTCTTATGACAGTGAACAAATTTACGCTGGGCCTCATTTGATTCGTAACGAAAATGAGATGTTGACAAATATTGACATCTATCAGGATCAAAGAGACCAGGTTGCGCAAATTCTTAGTAGAAAATACGGAAACATCGCAGCCCATAATTGGGGGCCTACTGATAAGAACAGAATCTTTTTGACGACCGGACTGGATGAGGCAGGCGGTTCAACAAAGACCAGAACTACAACGCTCACAGGTAGTGCTACAGGTGAAAGAAAGCGAATAGGTCTATTGGATTTATTGCAAGTCAAACGACAACTCCAGAAGGATGGTGATGTAGGCGGTCAAATGATGGCCCTCATTACTCCTGATATGCTGGATGATTTATATTTAATTCCTGAGTTTAGGGATTATGAGAAAACCGGAAGTCCTTCACCACTTGTGAAAGGTGCGATTATTAGGGCCTTGGGTTTCAATATAATGACCCGATGGGATGAGCGTTACGGTTCGGTTGGACTACATTATAACCAGTCTAAAACCAAAAAGGATAACGCAACAGCATCTATTGCGGCAAACGACGGAGCAGCAGCATTATTCTGGAAAACTAATGCAGTGCGATATGGCAAAACTCCGATTGAGACTTCTATCAGAAGAAAATCTGAAAACCCTGAGTACCTGGGAGCGACTATCTTCTCAAGTTACCATCGTTTTGGTGCTACTATTAGCAGAGGGGATCAGAAAGGAGTCGTTGCACTTGTTGAGGCAACTACAAGCTAAAAATAAAACAGGGGCTTCGGCCCCTTTCTACTATTATGCACAAAAAAGACTACAAACGGGCGCAAAGCATAATGAAGATACACGGCAAAAGTCAAGTGTATTTTTATAAGAGTAAAATATATCTTAAAAAGTCTGATGCGCCTAAGGATGCAATAAAAATAACAAAGGAGGCCGACAATGGCTAATTATCCCGGAATAAATCTAACTATAAAAGACACAGCACTTGGTACGTTCACAGCTCCTAATGATGGAATTGCTGGCTTAATTGTTGCTGATGATCTTTCACAAGCGACTGAAAACCCGGTGGCAGACGGTGATGAGTTTACGCTAAATGAATATTCAGATATAGAAGGAACCGGCCTTGATGAAATTTCATTCATTGATAGGCAAGTGGCTCTGTTCTATAATGAAGCCGGGGCCGGTAAAAAATTAATCGTAAAAGCTGTTGAGAACTACGATAGCGATGCAACAGAAGAAAATACAATGGATTTGATTTGTGACAAAACACATGCGGATGCTTATTTGAAAAACTTCATTGAAAATAACAATGGTATAATTAAGATGGTAGGTATTTGTCACAATCCTTCTGAAAATCACACCCTAAACACTACGAACGGTTTTGATGACACAGCTTATGCCGCGCTTGGAAAAGCAGATACATACGCTATAGACGCGCGTGATAGTTTCTACCCGTTTTTTGCACTTATCGAAGGTAGAGCATATCAAGGCGTTCCAGGTGATTTAACAGACCTTTCAGCAGAGACTTATAACCATGTTGGATGTGTTATTGGTCACAGTGAAAAGGCGGATAGTTCAGGAACAAGCGACCTTTCAGCAGCAGTTGGTTTAGTTTTAGGCCGGGCTGCAAACGTATCAGTAGAACAGAAGGTTTCAGCTACTGAGGATGGTTCGCTTTCGGTTACTACAATGTATGTTCCTGATTCAGACGGTAATTCGCAGAACGTGAAACAGCATGATGTTGAAACTATTTCAACAAAAAATTATGTAACCTTCAGGAGCTTCATAGGCCAAAATGGCTACTACATAGCAGATGACCCACTTGCTAACAGTTCGGATTTCAACAACATTACTAATCGCAGGGTTATGGATAAGATTATACGTATAGCGTATGATACTTATTTCAACTCTCTTAGTAGTTCTGTTGAAATTAACGAGGACGGCCAGATTGCAGCAGGAGTAATAAAGAACCTACAGGAAAAGATTGAGAATCGTGTCGGGACGGCAATGGTAGGTGAAGGTGAGTTGAGTGATTTCAGTAGTTATATTGATCCATCTCAAAATGTGTTAAGCACTGGCAAATTGGATATTAAGCTGCAGCCTACTCCGTTGGGTTATTTGAAAGAAATTGAGTTAATAATAGGGTTCGACAACCCGCAAACATAATGAATTATGGCTACTTTTAATAGCGCTGAATATGCATGGAAAGACCTGTTTATTTTTATAGATGGGAATCTTATTACAGGCATTCAAAATATAGAATATTCTGAAGCGACTGAACATGAATATGTCTACGGGCGCGGAAGCGCTCCTCGAAACATTCAGGAAGGAAACGAGAGCTATGAAGGCACAATGACATTGCTCCAAAGTGAGTATGAAGCATTAAGAGAGGCCGTTGTAGCCGCTGGTTATAAGAATATAACAAAGCCGTTTTTCACAGTAAATGTGACATACGCTATTGGAACTAATATTCAGACTGATACAGTGCAACAGCTCAAAATCACAGACCTTACAAAGTCGCTTTCACAGAATGATAAGTTCATGACAATTGAATTGCCTTTCATGGCACTAAACGTAAAAGAAAACGTATAAAGATATGGCAACTAAAGAACAGATAGCAGATTGGAAAAAGGCATACGGAGACGTATATGAAATTTCCGTTCCAAACTTAAATCATAAAGGACAAGAAGTGATCCCGGGAGGTAAAAAAGAATATAAAGCTATTTTCAAAAAACCTGGCAAACAAACCGTTTCTTATGCAATTCGCAACTCAGGTGGCATGAATGACCCTATTAGGTTCAATGAATCTATTGTGCTAATGACATTCATGGAAGGGGATGAGGAAATTAAAAATCACATGCCGCTTTTCAACGCAGCAGCGGATCAGCTTCAGGATGAAATTGAACAGGTTGAAGCAAAAAAAAAGAAGCTTTAGAAAGCGCAAAGACTTTTGTTAAAGAGCATCCTTTTTCATCCCCGATGCTGGATGCACGAATGATTTACTTTGGAATGGCAAAGCCTGAAAAAAGCCCCTCAGAGATGGATGTTGACGAGTGGGCTTTCTTTTTAGAAGCCTTAAATCAAATAAGAAAAGAAGAAAAAGAGCAAGCCAATGGCAGGAAATAGAACATATCAATATATTCTTGACCTTAAGGATAAGATGTCCAAGACCATGGAAAAGGTATCCAAGAAGGGTAATAAATCTTATCAAAGACTGCATCGGGCGCAAACTAAATTAAACAATCTTTCAAGTAAGTTTGCTCCTATTACAAAGCGTTCTATGGCCATTGCCGGGGGTGCAGCAGTAGCAGCCGCCGGGAAGCTTGTACACGTTGCAGATCAAACTGCAAAAGCAGCGGCAGAACAACATCAGCTTGCACAAAGGCTTGGGGTTAGCACGAGAGAATTTACAGAGCTTTCTTATGCAGCAGGACAATTCAACGTGAGAGGCGAGGCTCTAAGGGACGGTATTAAAGAAATGGAAATGAGAGTTCATGAATTTGTAACAGAAGGTAAAGGCCCGGCTGTTGAAATGCTCAAAACGCTTGGTTTTTCTTCTCAGGATTTGGCAAAAAATCTGAATGACCCAATGGAGCTTTTTGAACAACTACGTGGACGTATAGCTCAGGTTGATAATGCATCTAAGCGTCAAAGGATTGCAGATGAGCTATTTGGAGGTCAAGGTGGGGAACAATTAGTACAATTTCTTGGTATTAGTTCTGAAAGACTTGCAGAATTGAGAAAAGAAGGCAGAGAGACGGGTGAGACGTTTGGCGGCAAGACTGGCAAGCAAATGGTTCAGTATCAACAGCAGATGAAACAATTGCAAGGAGTTATAAAGGGATTGAAACTCACCTTTTCAAAAGAGCTTATTCCTATCATTTCAAAGTATGCCCGCAAGCTTGGCGATTGGATACAAAAGAACAGGGAATTAATTGCTACCAAAATCAAATCTTTCGTAATGGGTGTGGCTAATGCGATTAAGTGGCTTTTTGAAAACGCAAATTGGCTAATACCTGTTCTAAAAGGAGTTGTCGGAGTAATGGTAGCTTTGAAGGTTGTTACAATAGCAATGAATATTGCTATGATGTCAGGCCCTTGGGGCTGGCTGATTGCTGCAATCTCTGGTGTCATAATTGGTATCATAGCACTGATAAAAAATTGGGATAAAGTAAAAGCTGCAATGAAAGCAGCATTAGATTGGGTAGTAAATGTTTTTAAAGGCGTTTGGAATTGGATAAAGGGGCTTGGTGAGAAGATTGGTCAATTTTTTAAAATGCTTTGGTACAAAGTTACCGGGCAAAAGGATAAAGCCCAGGAAGCAAAAATGAAAATGAAAGGCATAAAACTGGGTGAACAATTTCAAAAAGGATTTAATAAAGGACAAAATAAAGAACAACAAAAAAACAAACCTAAAAAACAATTTAAATTAGGTGAATTTGCATCTCAGATGCCTGGTGGTCAAGACGCCGAAAAACAACAAAAAATTAGTAAAAAATACGGCGGGCAAGTTTCGCAGGAAATTAGTGCATCTCAACAGGAAACAGAAACCGCAAAAGGCATTAGCGCGGGCGGGCGTAAACAAACGAATATTAATATAAGTCTCTCAAATCTTGTTAATGAACTTAATATTTCACAGGAGGGGTTTGATACAGCCGTTGAAGATATGGAAGAGCAAGTTACAAGTGCATTACTTAGAGCATTAAATAGCGCAAACCAAACTGCAAATGGCTAAATATAATATTAACATAGCTAAACAGGTGTATGAAAATACTTTTGGTTATTATCAAGTGCCGAAAGTATTAGGATTTGATCAGCGTATTGAAAAATCTACGAATCGTTATGGCACTCAACTTGATAAGCCTGATGAGTATGGTAACAATATGTTTAGCCCAGTTACCCTGAAGTGGGGGAATAATGAAATAACACTACCATATTCTACTGTATCGATTTCCGGTTCAAAAAAAATAGTAAACACAGAGCTTGTGAACAGGCAGGGGTCAGTTAATGAACAGATAAGTATTAATGATTATCAGTTTCAAATTAACGGCGTTGTTGTTACAAGACAGGAGCGTTTGCCAGAAGACTGGCTGGCACTTTTTAAGCAGGTCTTTGAAACTTCAGAGCCTGTTGAAATTATTAATCCTATAACAGATTTTTACCTGAGAGAAAATCAGAACATCATTATATTAAATCATAATTTGCCTGACATGCGGGGCATTGAATATGCTCAAAGCTATTCATTTAAAGCAAAAACAGATACGAATTTGGAATTAATCATTGAATAATGTTTTATTTGACAGCTAACATACAGATTGCAGGGATTACATTCAAAGGTATTCACAGAGTTACTGTTGAGCGTAGCATCTACAATCTTGTTCAAACGGCTGTCATTGAATTACCCGCATCCGGCGTGATAAAAAATGAAAACGAACAAACAGAAGTTGAAACAAACGAGCGTATCAGCAGAGGTGATGAAGTTACTATTGATTTAGGGTATGATGGTGATAATAAAAGAGAATTCAAAGGCTTCGTTGATAGAATAGTGCACGGCAACCCATTAAAAATAGAGTGTATAGATTATATATATACGCTTAGAGAGCTGGACATACAAAAAACATTCACAGATGTTGACATATCGGTTATTATAAATAAATTATTAAGCGGAACTAATTACACTATACATCCAGACACACAAAAGATACAAGTAAAAAAGCTAATAGCGGCAACCGATACTGGCGAAAAAGTAAGGTGCGATAAAGTATTGAACAAATTAAAAGACATGCTGGGAATAGCGATATTCTTTGATTTGGAAGGAAGGCTATACGCCGGCTTGCATCATGCTATTGATAGCGGTGAGGTTATCCACAGGCTTGGGTGGAACACAAGAGACGGCGGAGATGACCTTAAATATCACAAAGCGGAAGATATGAAGGTCAAAATTAAAGCAATCAATATTAAAGAAGATGGCAGCAGAATTGAAGCAACAGTGGGCGATACGAGCGGGGCACAGAGAACTATACACTTTCAAGATGTTGAGAATAAAGACAAATTAAAGGAACTTGCACAAAATAGGCTTGATAAATATCGTTATGATGGATACGAGGGTACTTATCCCAGCTTCGGAATACCTTATACAGAGCCTACTATGATTGCAAAAATTGAAGACCCGACTTATCCAGAGCGGGATGGAAGTTATTATATTGACAGTGTAAAAGTTGAGTTCGGGCAAAACGGATTCATTCGTAAAAATGAAATTACACAGGCTGTATGAAAAACAGAGATGAATTAATAGAAGCTATAAGAACTCTTGTTGATGTGCCACAGCAGGTAATACTTGGTGAGGTTACTTCCGTGGATACAGGCAGCCAAATTGCGACTATTAAGCTTGATGAGTCTGGTAATGTAACTTACGATGTCAGGTTAAAGGCAATAATTGATAACAATCAAAATGGTTTTGTAGTATTTCCAAAGACAGGAGCGAAACTTTTGGCAGCAAAAATATATAATAATGATGATTATGTAATGCTTACGTGTTCTGAAAATAGCGAAGTTTGGATTAATGGAAAAGAAAACGGGGATTTGATTAATATATCAGAAATCACAAACAAATTAAACAACCTGGTAAGTGAAGTAGACTCACTGAAACAGTGGGCAAATGGGCACGCCCATCCGTCGAATGGGAGTCCGCCAGGTACTACTTTTACTGGGAGCTTCTCTAGTTTTAACGAAGATGATTATAATGATGAAAAAGTAAAGCACTGATGAGGGATATAGCGGTAAAAAATAATGGAGATGTAGCGTTTGTTGACGGAGATATAACAAGCGCTGATACAACGGATTTTCACAAAAAAAATGTGTTACTTGCTAAGCCGGGAGATTTCAAGCATGCCCCGGAAATTGGCGTACATATTAGAAATTATATTAATACAAATCGGACTGAAACACTGCTAAGGGCTATTCGCAGAAACTTTTTGAAAATTGGATTGGATGTTGTATCTTTGAGAATAGATCAAGGTGTCTTGACAGAAACAAGCAGATATGAAGAAGATTAAAACAGTAGAAAATCAAACGATTATGGATATTGCCGTGCAATTTTACGGCAATCCTTACGCTATATTCCAGATTATAGAAGATAATCCTGAGATATATAATACAAGCGTAGATGTTTTTTCTGCGACCGAAGAAGTTGCGCCTGGTCAAACTTTGAATATTAGAACAACAGGGGATTTAGTGAAACAAAAAATCACAAGAAATATGCCTAATGATGTTACATCCTATAAAACTGATGTACCGGGCGGCAAGATTGACCAATATCTTGCAAATGAAAATCTCACATATATTACAACTGAGGATGGAACAAAAATATTTATGCCACAATGAAAAAAATAATTATAACAATAGCAGCGGTGCTTTTGGCTTTCGAGGGGTATAGTCAATTGCAGCCAAACCAGCTTGATGAGATCAGCCAATTCAACAATGGTGATGTAATGATAATCCAACAAACGGACGGAATTGTCAGGAAGTTTGATTATAACTTTCTTGAAAGTCAAATTATACCTGATGAACTCGACCTATATTGGGACAGTACG